TAGTAATGCCTTGGAGCGAAAAAGAGGTTTTTAGCATTACGCCTGTGGTCGCTGGTGCGGGGCGTGGTGCTGGACAGATTTTGCTTGGCGCTGCTTTGATTGCTGTTGCAATAGTCGTTCCAGGGGCAGCATTTGCCGGAGCAGGATTTGCAGCTGCCGGAACTGCCGCTACAGCAACCGCTGCTGCTATTCCAGCCACTTTTGCCGCAACGGCAGCGGCATTTGCAGGCAACCTTGGTATTGCCCTAGTTCTTAGTGGTATTGCTACATCAATTTCTCCCCAGCCTGAGCCAAGTTCTCTTGACGAATCAGTGCAGCTTGAGTCTTTTACGTTCTCCAACGTTGTAAATACCTCAAAGCAGGGGCTGCCAGTACCGATAGCCTATGGAAGGGTGTTTGCTGGGTCAGCAGTGCTATCTAGCAGCCTTGACGTTGACCAGAAACAAGCATGACAGAGACTAAATACGTTACTGGCGCGGGTGGTGGCGGCAAGTTTGGTGGCGGCGGTGGTACGCCTACTGAAGCGGATGACACTCTGCAGTCGATCCAGTTTGCAAATGTCTTGGATTTGATCAGTGAAGGCGAAATTCAGGGTTTAGACGATGGCAATAAAAGTATTTTTCTAGACAGCACTCCAGTTCAAAACGCAGACGGCAGCAACAACTTCAGTGGCTATAGCGTTACTACACGCAATGGCACTCAAGCGCAAAATCATATTCCAGGGGATTTTGCTGCAACGCAAGTTGAAAGAGGTGTCAACGTTGAAGTAACAAACGGCACGCCTGTCACTCGTAATGTTCTTGCATCTGAGGTCGATCGTCTTCGTATAACGCTGACGATTCCTGGATTACAAAAAGTTGAAGATGATGGCGATATTGTTGGCCATAGCGTTCAGATAAAAATACAAATTCAATACGATGGTGGTGGATTTAACGATGTAATTACAGACACGATTAGCGGTAAAAGCAGCAATAGGTATCAGCGTGACTATATGGTCAACCTGACAAGTAGCACCAACGTGCAAGTTCGCATGGTGCGTGTCAGTGCTGACGAAACAAGCCAAAAGCGGGCCAGCTCAACTATTTTTCAAAGTTATACCGAGATCATTGAGGAAAAATTTAGTTATCCAAACTCTGCGCTTGTTGCGCTTCGATTTGACTCTCGCGAGTTCAGCAGCATTCCGTCTCGTAAATATTTAATTCGTGGCATCAAGATCAAGATCCCAAGCAATGCGACGGTAGACACAACAACGCATTTAGGCCGGATCACATACTCCGGTATTTGGGATGGAACGTTCCAAGCTGCAACTTGGACAAACGATCCAGCTTGGTGCTTATACGATCTGCTTATAGACAGTAGGTACGGGTGTTCCGTGCCTGAATCTTCGCTTGATAAGTATGACTTTTTCTCTGTCAGCCAGTATTGCAACGCTTTAGTTGATAACGGCAAGGGCGGGCAAGAGCCACGCTTCAGTCTCAACATGTTGATCAACACTCGTGCTGAGGTTTACAACGTCATCCAAGAGATGACAGCTATTTTTCGTGGCATTGCTTATTACGGCGCTGGCTCATTAGTCCTTAATCAAGACAGGCCAACAGACTCTACTTATGCTCTTGGCCCATCAAACGTAATTGACGGCAACTTTGAATATTCTGGAACGGCCCAGAAAGCTCGTCACACTGTCGCAACAGTTGCGTACCAGAACTACGACACCCAGGGAGATACAGAATATGAGTATGTAGAGGATCATGAGGCTGTCGCTAAGTACGGCATCATTAATAAAAACATCAAGGCTATTGGTTGTTATAGCCAGGGCCAAGCGCACAGAATTGGAAAGTGGACATTATTGTCTGAACAGAATTTGACAGAAACTTGCCAGTTTGCAGTTGGCATAGACAGTGGAATTATTCTGCGCCCTGGTCATGTCATAGATATTGCAGATCCAGTCCGATCTGGTGTCAGACGTAGTGGTCGAGTCCGTTCCGCAACAACAACTCAAGTCGTCGTAGATAACAGCACCAACCTGTCAGTCAGCGTTGCAACCAGTGATAACGATCCAAAGGTGTCAGTCATGCTGCCCAGCGGCATTGCTGAAACACGCAGCATTCCAGCAGGCGGTATTCAGCCTCAAGCGAATGGAACGGCAACTATTGATGTCACCTCTGCGTTTAGCCAAGCGCCAACTGCTGGCTCCGTATTTTTAGTACAAACATCAGATATTCAATCTCAGCAATTTAGAGTTATCTCTGTCGCTGAATCAGAAGAGGGTGTTTATGGGGTAAGTGCTGCAGCTTACAACGCCACAATTTACGACGCTATTGAATCAGACAATGAACTAACCGATCGAGACATCACAAACCTGTCGGCTACTCCAAACCCAGTTGACACGATTGTCTCTGAAGAGTTCTTGTATGAGACAGGTCAAGGTGTGTTTGTTGGTACGTCGATTAGTTGGCAGCACGATCGAATCAACATTAGTGAGTTCCGTGTTCAGTACCGCATCGATGACGACAACTTTGAGACCTTGGTTACGTCTTCGCCTTCAGTAACTATCCGCGATATTCGTGCTGGCACTCTTCAAGTACAAGTACAAGCAAGAAATTACTTGAATCGTGGCAGCATCATTTCAATCGAGAGTTTTTCGATCCAAGGAAAAACAGCTCCACCACAGTTAGACACCAGTGAGACCTTGTCAGGCGGTGGCGCAAATCCTAATTACATTACTTTTGACATGATTCCCGTTAACGGGCAAGCCAAGCTGACTTGGCGTCAGTCACTTGACCTTGATGTACGAAATGGTGGTCACGTCAGATTGCGCCATTCTCCAAATACGTCAAACGTTACTTGGAGTAATTCCACCAGTATTTCTGAGGAGATTGCAGGATCTGCAACAGAAGCCTACGCAGACCTGAAGTCTGGAACGTATTCAATGAAGTTCATCGACTCTGGCGGTCGTGAGAGCGTGAACTTTGCATTGATCGAGTACACCAAACCTGAGCTTGAAAGCACGGAAGAAGTTTCAGCCCTTTCTTCAACGGAAGATACGGCATTCTCTGGAACAAAAACAAACTTAAGCGTTGATGGGGTTGACCAAGAATTAGAGATGGCAGCTAACGGCTCTGCACTGCATACAACTGGAGAGTATGCGTTTAGTGGTAATCCATATACGTTGACTCACGTTGGTAGTTTGCGACTTGAAAGCACCCTTCGCGCTCGGTCTTACTTCCCAGCAACCAACCTGATTGATGACGCTATTGATTTTGACTCCATCGCAGATTTTGATGGCACGACTCCAACCACCTGTGACGTGAAGCTATACGTTCGCACGACAGAGCTTGCACCACCAGGGTCAGGCTACGTCGATGCAAACTTCACGTCTTGGCGTCATTTCAACAATGCAGAGATTAAGTGCCGTGCGTTTGAGCTGAAAGCTGAGTTTGAGACTGGCGATGATACCGCTCAGATTTCGGTTGATCAATTACGTGTCAAGGCACTGATGCCTTACCGCAGCCTGTCAGGTGCAGTTACGACCAGCGCCAGCGGAGAAACAACCATTAACTTTGGGACAGGCAACCAGTTCTATGTCAAACCTTCTATCGGGATTATCTTTGACGCAACGAACACCACTGATTACTACGTCATTTCAAATGACAGCAGCGGTTCCAGCTTTGACATCTCAGTCTACAATTCAAGCAACAGCCGGATCGTCAAAACGGTGCGCTGGAACGCTGTCGGTTTTGGACGAGGCTAATGGCACAATCTGACCAGCAGATACAAAACGCCTCCGGGAGCAGTGTCCGTGCTGACCTGAACAATAATTTTGACGCGCTCTTCAGTAATAACTCTGGAGCGTCAGAACCAGCCGTAACCTCAGCTTTCATGTGGTTTGCGGATACCAGCAATGATGCGCTGAAGATCCGCAACGCTGCTGATTCTGCTTTTATTACTGTCGGTACGCTTTCTGAGGCCAACTTAGGTCTTGCGGGAAAAGCTAGTCCTACGTTTACCGGCAATGTGACCGTTCCAGCAGGCACGGTTAGCAGTTTGTCAGTTCGTTTTACCGGGGACAGCGATACCGGGTTCTTTAAAAATAGTGCCAATGATTTCAGCATTGTTACTGGTGGAACGCGGCGTGCTCACTTTGATAGCAACGGCATCACGATTCGGGATCGCAAAGCACTGAGGCTGCGCGACAGCAGCAACAGCAACTTTATTGCGATTCGGGCCCCATCAAATGTAAGCAGCGACATCACGCTGACTTTGCCTAACAGTGATGGCGATGCAAATGATGTATTGCAATCAGATGGCAGCGGAAACCTGAGCTTTACTGCTTTGCCGCAGGCTGTGCCAACTGGTTCGGTTCACATGATGGCGACGACCACCGCCCCAAGTGGTTACTTGAAATGTAATGGAACTGCAATTAGCCGGACAACGTATGCGGCTTTGTTCGCAATCATCGGTACGACGCATGGAGCTGGTGATGGGTCAAGCACGTTTAACGTTCCAGATTTACGTGGTGAGTTTGTTCGTGGTTGGGACGACAGTCGTGGCATAGATAATGGCCGTAACTTTGGCACGTCACAGAGCGACAACAACAAACAACACAACCACACTGCAAGTTCAACTATTACTGACCCTGGTCACTTCCACTACATTGCTAGTGATGAGGCGATAAATGGTAGTAATAATCGTTTAGAAAATAAAACCGGCCAAGATTTGCGTTTTGCTACTGGCGGCTTTGTTGGCAATGACTCCAGACAGGATTACGTGGCAGCTGCCGTTACAGGTGCAGCAGACACTGGACGATCTGAAGTCAAGACAACCGGCATTTCAGCAAGTGTGACTGTGGCTAATAGCGCTGCTGGCGAGTCAAGGCCGCGTAACATAGCCATGATGTACGTCATCAAGACTTAACTGCTATGGCCAATATCAAGATCACCGAGCTGAATGCTGCAGGCTCGCTGGCCGCAAATGATGTGCTGCCTGTTGTTGATATAAGTACGGATGAAACGAAGAAGATTACATCGGCCAACCTGTTTCGCACGCTGCCTGACGGGACAGCAGCCGCGCCCTCACTAAGTTTTGGCTCAGATCCGGCAAACGGAATCTTCCTTGCATCATCAGACACGGTCGGGATTAGCACTGGTGGAACGCAGCGTGTCACGGTTGATGCCAGCGGTAACGTCGTAATTTCTGGTGACCTGACGGTTCAGGGTGCAACCACAACGGTTGAAAGCACGACTGTCACGATCGACGATAAGAATATTGAACTTGGCAGTGTTGCATCGCCTAGTAACACTACTGCTGATGGTGGCGGGATTACGCTGAAAGGTGCAAGTGATAAAACAATCAAGTGGATAAATAGTACGGGTTGTTGGACGTTTAATCAACCGACAAACTTTAATGATCACGTTCGAATCGACAGCTCTGGCAAGGTTGGTATTGGAACTACGTCGCCCGCAGCAAAACTAGATATTGCAGGCAATCAACTATTTAGTGCTGCAAACCCGCAAATTCAGTTTAACGGTGGTGGACCAATTATTAGATTACCTTCTGCAAATACTCTTGCGTTCTTAACAGATAGCTCTAACGAGCGCCTCAGAATCGATAGCTCGGGGCGATTATTGATTGGCACGACGACTGAAGGAAACGCACTTGCTGATAACTTAACAATTGCAGACAGTAGCAACTGCGGTCTGACAATTCGCAGCGGTACATCAAATTATGGCTCTATATATTTCTCAGACGGGACTTCCGGCGCTGCTGAGTACAGAGGGCAGCTTGAGTACAACCACAGTACTGACGCTCTTTCAATTTACACTGCTGGCTCTTCAGCAATGAGAATTGACAGCTCGGGCAATGTTGGCATTGGAACGTCGAGTCCAACTCAAAAGCTGAGCATCAATGGCAATTTGCAGTTTGAGGCAAACGATGGCGTAACAATAGGTGCTAAAGAAAGCTTGAATGTCAACCTTAATTCAAGCGGCGGTCAATCAAATCGTGTTTTTCAAATTAAAGACAACGGAACCGCTCGAGTAACTTTTCAGCAAGCAGGCAACGTTGGCATTGGAACGTCGTCGCCTTCAGCTCTTTTGCATTTAGAGTCTGCATCTACCCCAAACCTTAAATTGGTAGATACTACTCAGAGCTGTACTTTTCAAGCTTATGCTCAAAACTCTAACGCCCATTTAGGGACAGCAAGCGCCCATGATTTGATATTTGATACAAACAACAGCGAGCGCCTCAGAATTACGAGCGACGGAAAGCTGGGATTGGGCAGTACCGCACCTGGACATAATTTAGAAATTAAGGGAAGTTTTCCTGACTTTGCAATCGTT